CTATTACGATTTCGCCAGCAGATCTAAGGTACATTAAGAACTTGTTAAATAACAAGATCGAATGGAAAGGCCCAAATGAAGCGTATTTAATGCTAATGGCTCTTCTTTCTATCAATGGTGAGCTTAAAGAAAGAGATTCATCATCTAACGAAAGAATATCAATACACCTTCCTTCTACTACTCTTGAGTCAATCAACTTTTTCTTGAATCGAGTTACAGGTAAGGGCGAAGAAACTGCACATAGATTATTTGCAGTATCGATGTTGCTTCGACCAGCAATGGAAGAAATCAAAAAACTTGACGAAATTATCGAAAAGTTACAATCTGAGGAAAAATAAATCTAACCTTAGATAAATAATAAAAAAGTTTATTAAAGATGAAAGTAAAGAACTTTGCAGGATTTATGAAAACGCGCAAAATGAATGAGTCTGATGAAATGGGATATTCAGAAAAAGACGAGTTCGGTATGGGCAATGACGAATACTCTGATGATGAAGAGGCAGGATTCTATGGAGCTAATCCAGAAGACGAAGAAGAACCTGAAGAAGGAGCTGAAGATGGAGAAGAAGGTGAAGAAAAAGAATTGACACTAGAAGATCTTAAAGCTATGATCGACGACCTTACTGAGAGAGTTAAAAAACTTGAGCCAGAAGAGGAAGAAGAGCCTGAAGAAGGTGAAGAGGGAGAAGAAGGCGAGGAGCCAGCTGAAGGAGAAGCTGCACCAGCGTCTAAAGTATAATTCATAAATCACTTGATTAAGAAACTAAAGCGAATGGAAACATTCGCTTTTTTTGATATGATAAATAATAAAAAGTCTATTAAAGAATCTAATGGGAATAAAGATCGTTAATTTTAATCAATTTATGGCATCAGCTAAGACCAATGAAAACTCTGATCTTGATTGGAGTGATAAGAATTGGGATGAAGCTGGAGTAGATGGTGAGAATCCTCCTAATTCTGGACTAGAAGGAACTAGTGCTGAGCCGATGAGCTACACGGCTGGTGACTATGGTGAAACTAGTGAAAAGGACGCTCTATTAGACGACGAGGAAAATTCATTAACTGACGATATTGGTAGTCTAGAAAACATTAAGGCTATGATTGACGATCTTACTGACCGTGTAAATAAACTTGCTTCATCTAAAAAATAATTACAGATATGAGCCATGTTATTACCTATAAATTAGTCCAATTATTTGAATCATACTGTCGAAAAATGGATATCGACGGTAAGGAGATTGAGGCAGCTATGTCAGGTGTGCCACTAAAGTTAAAGGTTGCATCAACTCAACAGAGTCAAGAAAAAGGATATAGTGGAGCTGAGCGGGAACCTTCTAACAACACTGGAATGCTTTTTATATATGATGAGGATCAGCCACTATCTTTTTGGATGAAGGACGTCCCGTTTAAACTTGATATTATCTTTTTCGACAGTAACCTGCAATACATTGACCATCACACAATGGATCCTGGACACGAAGTAGAGGAGAAAAACTTACCTCAATATCATTCTAAAAAACCTGCACGATTTGCAGTTGAACTTCCAGGCGGATGGTGTGAAAAAAACATGACCCCTAATTGTAAACTTTCCTTTTAATTTAGTACTATAACTAAAAGGAAAAACTATGCACCATACCCAAGATTTTAAAGAACTTCGAGAATTTGTCAATGAGATGAATTCGTCAAACTCTACAAATCACAAAGTCGATATTTTAACCAAATATCAATATCATCCATTCATTAAGAGGATCCTATTTTATACATATCATCCATATTGGAACTTTGGTGTGACCTCAGCTAATCTTAAAAAACGCGAAGATCTTATTGCTCCAATGGAAGTGTATGATGACTTTTTTATGATGCTTGACGATTTTAATAAGCGCAACTTGACGGGTCACTCTGCAATTGAAGCAATAAATCGTTTTATTAAGGATTACGAAGAGTGGGCAGATCTAATCTACCAAATAATCGATCGTAACCTTGAGACCCGAGCGACAGTCACTCTAATTAATCGAGTAAATCCTAAATTTATTCCAACCTTTGAGGTTGCCTTGGCTCATGACGCAGCTAAAGTAAAAGGTGTAGATATCTTTGACGGTACCTGGTTCGTTTCTAGAAAACTAGATGGAGTCCGATGTATCTGCTTTATTCAAGATGGCGAAGCACGATTCTTTTCACGTAACGGCAAGGAGTTCCTGACTCTTGGAAAAGTTGCAGAGGAAATCAAACGCTTAGGGATCACTGATCTTGTTTTAGATGGTGAACTATGTCTTATGAATGAAGATGGCTCAGATGACTTCCAGGGAATCCTGAAACAGATACAACGTAAGGACCATACTATTGAGAACCCAAGATACCAAATTTTTGATATCTTACTACCTAGAGAATTTGCTGGTGATCTTGATTCTTACCTATTTTCTTCTAGAATAGAAGGCCGAACTCAATGGCTAAATCTAGACGATTCAAATATTTTGGAAATGTTACCTCAAGTTAGAATCACTGATGAAGATGCACTTGAGGAGTTAAAGGCCCAATCTAAGGATTCTAACTGGGAAGGACTTATTGCTAGGCGAGATACTCGATACAAATCAGGTCGATCCAAAGACATGCTTAAGATCAAAGAGTTTTTTGATGCAGAATATGTGGTGACTGGCTTGATTATGGGACCGCAACGAGTGATCGTAAACGGTAAAGAGATTGAAGAGGAGATGTTAAGCGCTGTCACAATAGATCATGAAGGATCTCAAGTTCAAGTAGGAAGCGGCTTCACAATAGAACAACGTCGTCAATATTATCAAAATATGGGAGAGATCATGGGAGCTACTATTACCGTGCAATATTTTGAAACTACGACCGATCAGCATGGCAACCATTCTTTAAGATTTCCAGTATTTAAAGGGAACCATGGAAAAACTCGCAGTATATAATAGCATGTCATTCAATAAGAAAAGAGTACCACAATTGGAAGAATTAATGGAGACTCATGCTAAACTAGGAGATTCATATCTTGACCAATTTGGATCATGTGATGCTCTAGTAGGTTCTCCAGAGTCAATTGAGTATCTAGATCGATTCTTTGCAACTAAGGGACCAGACACGGTTTCGCAAGTACTCTCTCTTCTTATTGAAGCCAAGGAATTGCTCCTAAATAGAGGCAGTTCAAAATACATGGAAGATTTTAATGATCTACAGAAAGTAATTAATTCAATAACAAATAAACAGTAAATTATGTATTACATCGCAAAAGTAAAGTTTGAGACAATTGATGATCAAACAGGCCGACCTAAAAAGATCTATGAACAGTATCTAGTTGACGCTGGATCAATCTCTGAAGCAGAAGAGCTACTAAAAGAGAGATTCAAAGACTCAATCGCTGAGTTTTCAGTAGTGAGTGTAGTTGAGTCTAAAATCATGGGAATAGTTAAGTAATTATGAAAAGGATGCCTACCCGAACCTCTGAAAAAGTATATGATGTGCTTTGTAAGTTTGCAGAAGCAAGTCCAAACCATTATGAAAAGGAGACATTTGTCTTTCATTTTGGAGTATTAAGCACCACCTCTTCCAAATATAAGTTAAACTGTATGGATGATGCACAACGCTCATTTATATGTAATGATGAAGGAAAGATGTGGGTTGATGGAAGCAATGCAGGTAGAGTCAATTCGATCCTACGTAAGATCTCAGAAGAAATGGTTTCCCAAAGAGTCAGCGATGAAGTTCAACGTTCCAATTGAGAAAGATACCCTTTTTGCACAAGAGCTTTTTGCTCTCATTTCAGAACACGTATCTGACCTTGCTGATGAGCATGAGAAACTTCCAAATCAAATCATTTTTAGTGGAGCTCTTGGTAAAGAGCTCCATGATTTTATCCTAGACAAAGAGTGGAATTTTAAAGGCTTTGGTCTTGATCGGGTGAATGGAATAGTAGATTCAGTCACCTTTAAGTACGATAAACCCTTTACTCAGACTGAGAACAGGTTCGGTACGACATTTGAAGGAGGAACCTTACACGACAAGACAATAAATGGGATTCCTGGACCGGGGACGGCACAGAAGATAATCTCATCATATTCTCAACCTAGTTTCTCAATAGAGAGAACAGTTAGACCTGAAAAACGAATATTATTAAGTAGACCATGAGCACAGTTCGATTTATCGCTGATCTTCATCTTGGCCACGCTAACATGGCCAAACATCGAGGTTTTTCTTCAGTAGAGGAGCACGATGAGTATATAGTAAAAAAGTGGAACTCTATCGTGGTGAAGAGAGACTTGACATATATCCTAGGCGACGTGACAATGGAATCCAAAAAAGAGTATCCAACATTGGATCGTTTGCATGGTCGAAAGATAGTGGTTGGTGGCAATCATGATAAACCCAATCACACTAAGGAATTACTAAATCATGTAGAATCGATAGTCGGCATGGTGCAGTACAAAGGAATCTTTTTGACCCATTGTCCTGTGCATCCAAGGGAAATGGAATACCGAATCAAACATAACATTCACGGTCACATCCATGAAAACAGGATAGAGCATAAGTTTCGTCTTTTTGGAGTAGCCCTATTTGCAATACCCGATCGACGATATCACTGTGTCTCGTGTGAGCATATTGATTATACTCCAGTGACCTTAAAAGAATTAGGAATATTACGATGATTAAGAAGATACTTTCAATACTTGATTGGGATCTTTGGCACCGCATTAAGGGTAGGAGTCGACCGTTAGATACTGACTATAAATTTAAAAAAGAAGAAAAGATGAAAACTAAAATAATCGAAGTATGTGTGGGAATAGGAGCAAACCAATTCTTTCCAGAATACGTTAAGGTAGCTGTTCCCGTCTTGACAAAAAAGGAGAGAGAAAAACTTTTAGCTAATATGATGAAGGGCGATGTAGAACTAGGGCTATATTCAGATCAGGCTCCATGCAAGTTTGACCATAATGGAGAGTGTCTTATTTGTGATGCTTGGCCTGACGCTTGTGCACATCAGAGGTATTTAAAGGGAGACTATTCAATTGAGTCAAAGGAGGAACTTGAAAAAATGTTTAACGGTAAAGTATGAATAAAGAAACAAAATTTAAAGTAGGTGACAAGGCTCACAAAACAAAGGGATATAAATTTCCTTGCACCATTGTAGGTGTGTTTGAAACAATTAAAGGAGACATCAGAGTTGTTGGTGAAATGGATGAGTATGGATTACTACACATCTTCAACGAGGATCAGTTGGAACATTATGAAGAAAAATAAGGTAATATCAGATTGGTTGGATAAATACAATGACCCTGAAATAGATAAAAAAGTGGAAATGAAACTTGAAGAAATGAATAAAGAAAGATACAATCAGATTATTAATGAGGCGTATGAGAATTTTGAAAAACAGTGTATTCCGGGTACAGGTAAAAAGATGTCAAAAGAAGAGTTCATTAATATTTGTAAAATCAATCCTGAGTTCTCTGAAAAGTGGGGACTAAAGATTGAGGAACGAGAGTTGAGTTTGGAAGAAAGAAAACAAATAGTGAAAAATAAGTATTTTATTGAGTTTTATTGGAAAATAGTAGATGAACATAATAATGAAAATACTATTTGGGAAATGAATAAACGAAATATCCCAACCAAACTAATCACAATAACATACAACAACGAAACAATTGAAGTTTATGAGTAAAAAAGAAAAAAAATTTGAAGATGTAAAATTCCCAGTAGTTAGAAACATTCAACCAATATTGGCTTCCGATATAATTGAGGGGATACCGACTGAATATATGCCGAAAAGAATGAATGAAATGTATCGATCAGTATTTAGTCATGCGGTTGAAACAATAAACCGAGAACTAGACAAAATAAGAAATGTAGAAGGGAAAGAAGATAGAGTCAAATATCTTGAAGAACTTTTAGTTGCATGGCACAAACCAAACAAATATTAAGACATGAATAAAGAAAAATACAACCAGATTATTGTTGAGGTGTATGAAAAGTACCATCAAGAAAATAAGCATGTGATGTACCTTACTTTTCTACTTAAAGAAGAGTTCATCAATAAAATAAAAACTGACACAGAGTTCTCTGAAAAGTGGGGATTAAAGATTGAAGAACGAGAGTTGAGACCAAGACAAAGAACTGAAGTAGCTCAAAGAATGGGAATAATACTATCGGAAGGAATTAAATCATCTAAAGAGTGGGATAAGGAATGTGATGAAAATAATGTACCAACCAAGATAATCACACTAACATACAACAACGAAACAATAGAAAGTTATGAATAATATTGATAAAAAAACAACAAGAATTGATAGAGACGGAAACCAATATATTATTGGAACCCCAGGTTTCTCCGGAACACTTTTGGAATTAAAAAATCTTATCGATAATTGTATTCAAGAATATGGAGAAAAAACCAAATGTAGTTTTACTACTTACTCTAATCACGGATATCACAATAGTCAAATAATTATCGAGGAATAGACCATTATGAATAAAGAACAGATTATTAATGAGGCGTATGAGAATTATTACGAATATATGAGAGATGATAGACAATGGGAATTGGATAAAGAAGAATTTATTAACCGTATTAAAACCAATCCAGAGTTCTCCGAAACATGGGGACTAAAGATTGAGGAAAGAGAATTGAGTTTGGAAGAAAGACAAGAATTACAAACAAAAATGTTTAATGGTCTTCATTATTTACATTATTCTTTAAATGGTGAAGAAGGTTTACATAAAGAATACGATAAACAAAACGTGCCTCGTAGAGTAATAACACTTGAATATAATAACGAAACAATAGAGAGTTATGAGTAAACACAGTATACAGAATGATCCTGAAATCCAACAATGGATGGAAAATGAAAGGATTGACTATCTTATAAAATCGGAAGCAATAGATTTTGCTAAGTTTATCACAAATGATACCACATTCAATGACTTTGTTTTTATGTCTAAAGAACTTCAAGAAGAAATATATCAACAATTTAAAAGGGAAAATAGAAAGTTATGACACAAACGGAAATTATCGAATCGGTACAAAAAGCTGCTACCGTAATTAAAGCACAGCAGGAACTAATTGATCTGTTGTACTCACAAGTTGTGGACTTATCAATGATGTCCAAAATTGAACTTGGTGATGATGTAATTGAGGAAATTAACCGATTAAAAAAATTGATCGATGATTACAAAAAATGAAAACTTGTTAAAGTACGAAAAAATCCACAATGACTGTAGAGAAATTTTCAAAGGAGATAGAGTAATCGAAGAAAAACTAAATAGTTTCAATGAGTATCTAAATAGTCATCTAATGGATGATGATAATGGAACGATGAGAACTTTATTAGTTATAGGCAAATCTTTTAAAAATAACCCAATAGTTAAAGATAACCTTGAATTTTTAGCAAATAAACTACGAACTAAACTTAATGTAGATTTTATATGAACCATCTAGATAAACAATACCAAGAATTACTTCAGAACATCCTAGATAATGGGGTAACAAAAATGGATCGTACTGGGACCGGGACCGTTAGTGTTTTTGGTCGTCAGATAAGACATAAAATGAGTGAGGGATTTCCATTAATTACAACTAAAAAAGTATATTGGAAAGGCATTGTAACTGAATTGTTATGGTTCTTACGTGGTGATACCAACATCAAATACCTTGTGGATAATGATTGCCATATTTGGGATGGTGATGCTTATAAGAACTATTTGAATGTGGTAATGTATGAAAAACCTGATTATCTCCACGAAAAATATGGACATTTAATTTTAAGTGTGAAAAGAGAAGGTGATAATTATATTCCTTACACCCAAGAAGAATTTATCAACAAAATCAAAACAGATGATAAGTTTGCTAAGGTGTGGGCGGATTTAGGTCCAATTTATGGTAAACAATGGAGAAGTTGGGACTCTTATAATTTTGTTGATGATGAAGTTCATACAATTAAAATAGACCAAATCGCAAACTCAATCCACTTACTTAAAACAGACCCAGATTCAAGACGTAATAGGGTTAATTCTTGGAATGTTGGTGAATTGGACCAAATGACACTTCCACCTTGTCATACAGATTTTCAATTTTATACAAGAGAGTTGAGTTTGGAAGAACGTTGTACCTTAGCAAACTTTGCACCATTTGACGATAGATTTCCAGATGGAGATGGTTTTAAATGGGACGAACATACAATCAATATAGCTGAAGATTGGTTGAGACAACACCATACAAATCTACCAACTAGAGCAATCTCCCTAATGTGGAATCAACGTTCAGTAGATACATTCTTAGGTTTACCATTCAATATCGCTTCTTATGGTTTACTACTTGAAATCATTGCAAAAGAAGTTAATATGGTTCCTGATGAATTGATTGGTAATTTAGGAGATACGCATTTGTATTTGAATCATATTGAACAAGCGAAGGAACAGATTGGTAGAGAACTTACTAAAGAAGAAAGAAAAAAACTATACGAGAAT